CTCCGCATTCCAAATCTTGTCCATGGCGCCAATTCGCATCAGTTGCTTGGTGCACTCGATCGCATTGCGCGCGGCTTGCGCACATTCGTCCTTCACATTTTCCCAGTAGGGCTGCATCCCGGCTGTGGCCTGGCCGAGCATCTGAGCCTGACCCATGCCTGTTTCCACACCTTCCTGTGTTCCGCCGCCGAACGACTGAGGCGGCAGCCCGGCGATCAGCTCGCAGAATGTCATCAGCATCTGCGGATAATTCCATGCGGATGGGTTCAGCGGTAGATCGTAGTGGGCGAAAACCTCGCTGAGGGGTCGAGCTTCGCCGTTGACCCGCATCGGAATCGCGAAGATGTGCCCCGGTATCAGCGAGCGCTGGTCTGCCTTGTCGGGATCCAACCGGGCACCATCCGCCACATTCAGACCGGTTGAGGCGCGCTGCATCCAGTCGTCGAGCATCTGCATGGCGGCATTGAAGCGCTGATTAAACGGCACTACGCGCTCGCCGATTGACGGACAGTAGGGACCATAACTTTCGTACAAACGGCAGCTTGACCACTCGCGGCGCATCACCGCCGGGCGGATATCCACCACCACGCCGCCGATCATAGAAACCTTGCAGCCCTCGGGGAAGGTCGCTTCCATGCGCTTGGCAAAGTCTTCGTGATTCAGTTCCCAATAGGCTGTTGGGTTGAGCCAGTTCTCGCTGTACGTCGGCCGGCTCTGATTGAGGTCGCTGGCGTAGCCTGAGGTCACCGACTTTAACTGAGTCCTCATCAGCTTTTCCCAGTCGGCGTTCGGCGTTGTCTCGGCGGTTGCGCCGGCGGAGATCTTCTGACGGAAAGTTGGGAAGAGTTTCAGCGCCTCGCCAAAAGCGATTTCACGGTCATAGCTGAGCGTGGGTGATTGCCACCACTCTTTCACGCTGGGACAAACGTCGATCTCAAGCGGAGAGTGGACGGTCTGTTTTACGCTCGCCCGCGGCACCTTCTTTGTGCCTGCGATCTGCAAACTTGTCCGGTTGCCCTCGCCGGAAGCGTAATAGCTCTCTGGGCCCATGGATGTTCCGCAACCTGGGCAGGGGATCATTCCCTGGCCCTGGTCTTGAATCTTGTCCATGGGTGTTTCCAGGCCGCAGTTCATGCACTTCATTCGCGCAGGTGCCTGAATCTCCATATCGGCGAAGATGTTTTCGTCGTCGTAGCCGTTTTCAATGCCGTCCAGCACACCGCGGGTGTAGCGGAAGTAGCAGCCAAAGGTGTACAGGCACTCGTAGATGGTGCGCAGCATCTTGCGCACCTGGTTCTTGCGATCAAGGATGGAGATCAGATCTTGCGCGGCTTTGGCCGTCTGGCTGTCCTTGGGCTTTTCGGCATTGGCGGGCCGAACCACACTCTTTGGAATCGCGCGGGTCAGGTTGCCGACGAATATCTGCTTGAACATGAGAGTGATATTGTTCATCCACTTCTCAAGTTCAACGCTTTCCCCGTCCTCGACCAGACCGTTGTTGCGGATCTCGGCGAGCGCGTCAAACCAGCAGTTGCCGGTCTGGTCCCATCCCACCCACTGAATACCCTTCTCCATCATTACGGTGAGCATCCAAACGCGGATCCTCTCCATGCGATCCTGCATCCAGCCCGAGCGGAGATGGCTGATTGTCGCGACAAGCTCGTTCTTGTCCTCTTCGGTCACGCCGAAGGTAGAGAAATAGTCCACCTGGCCGCCGGCAGTCGTCGGCATCTTGAGTGCCGGGTTCTGCATTCCAGGCGCAGCTGTGGCGCTGACTGGATCTGCCGCCCTGCCTATCGGATTGATGGTGAATGCCGCCATGCTATCCCTTCGCTTGATGCAGGTTACGGTGATTCATCGCCCGAGTTACAACCTCAATGCCAGTTAGAGGCCGCGGCACAACATGCAGAGGCTCTTCTTTCTTGGGTTCCGCAGGAAGTTCCAGAACCTGAGCGACGGCCTGCGGTTGTGCTTGGCTGGCTGACTGAGCAACGAGAACCGGCTGGGATGGCTGATACTCCCACTCGCTCAACTGGCGACTGCCGATCTGCGCGCGCAGCTCGGCTTCGAGTTTCGCGCGCAACTCGGAAACCTCTGCTTTGAGGTTGTCGTTGTCCCGCTCCAGCCGTTCGTATTGTTCGCGAGTTACCCAACCAAAAGTCATGTTTTATGCCCACTCACTGACGATGACGCCGGTGGCTGTTGCGGTGGCGCTTAGAAGTTGCACGATTGGAGTGCCCAATGTTGCTGTTCCGCCAGGGCTGTCGACATTGCCGGCGGAGCCTGGATTGCCAAGCGGAGCCTGAGTACCGCTGTGGATGTTGTGCTTGTCACCAAACGTCAATTGCGGAAACGAAACACTAGTGCCAGCCACAGCCGGAGAGGGAGCGAAATTCCCAGCAGCCAGGCCCACCGTAGGAGCAGCCGGTTCGGAGTTGAGCGTGATATTGCTCGACAACGCAAATGGATCAAGGGCGTTGTATTGAAGGCCCTGCGCAGCGCCTGAGGTAAATGCTGGATCTTCAATAATCTCGACGAATTTGGCGAAGGTGGTAAGACGAATGACGGTAAAAAGACCGCCCGTTGCAGCGACCGGATACCACGTCCGTTTTGGGTTGGTTTGCGGCATCTGAATCTCCTTTTCGATTCCAACAAATAGGGCAGCCCGCGAAGGCTGCCCTGCTGATACCTGTTGGCTGTTAACTGAACTTGATCTTGCGCATATCCTTTGGAAAAGCCCGCCTCAGACTTCCCCGCGGCGTCTTGAAGTAGGCACCGGCATACTGCAGGGCCCAGGTGAGCACCGAAGCCTGCTCTACCGGGTCCGTGCCCGGCTGAGAGACCCGCTGCAACTCCTCGCGGATGTTCTCCATCTCGGCGGTGGTGATGAGTGCCACGCTGGGAATACGTCGTGTTAGGCGTGTCATTGGGTGTCGGCTGCTCCGCTTCCGGGCTCAAACGTTCCACCGTCGGGCTCTGTGGCTCCCTGCTGACCGCCTGTGGCATCCAGAGCAGTCTGTTCCGCGCCAGCAGTTGCCTCTGCCGCAGCCTTCTCTTGTGCTACTGCATCGAGATCCTCGGCGCTCGGCTTCTCTTTGTCTGCAGGCTTGACAATAGCCAACTGACTGGCCAGGAATATCTCGTTGAGTCCCTTCACGCCGTAGTAAACCCGCTTGTTGATGTACTCGACGTGGCTGATAGTGTAGGTCTCCGGATATTTCTTGGACAGCTTCGGATCGATGACCACAACTTGGGAATCGGCCGGAATGTCTGCCGGGAGAGAGGATGAGGTGGTCTCAAGTCCAACATCCGCGCCAGGATTGCCAGAGATGTGAGCAGTCAGCACTGAAAGAGGAGTGCTGGGGGCTTCTACCGCACCGCTTTCGTTCGCTTGGCCTACCGGCGTGTACCCCTGCTCGAAAGCCGCGGCGGGTGAATAGCTGCTGCAGCCGTCCTCGTACTGGACATAGTAGCCGCCGACCTGGGGAGCTTTGCTGCTGTACCACAGACGGGTGACGTCTACATGAGCTGCGCCCGCGAGTGCGAGGCGATGAAATCCGGGGGTTGGGCTCAGCGCCACGCCCATAATCTTGGCGGCGCGCACGGTTTTGTGGCAGAGGTACTCGGGCAGGCTGACCTCGGTGAGACTGCCGTCGGCTTGGGCTTGGAAAATCTGTTCGCTCATTAAAAACTCCTCATCTCTCGTTTCGCTACTTGTTGATATTTCCGGCCGCCGGGCGGTCTGCGGCTTCTGATTTCTTTACACCTGGCTAAGTTTGCGCTTTACCGCTGTTTTCTAAGCCATAGCCTTTTCGCCTTGCGTCCCGTTTGGCATTGCGATCGCGATGGCTGGAGCCTTTCCGTTCGAGGTCGCAGTTGCTGTCGCTGTGGCATTCCGTGTAGCCACGGTGGAGGTTTTTGTTGGCGCAACCGTCGACGTCTTGGTTGAAGTTGACGCACCTGGCTTTATCATTGTGTCTCTCTCCTACGAGGTGAACAACACGACTTCCGCCGCGCGGCGCGCTACCAGCCCCGGTAGTTTAGTTTCTACGCCGTTGATTGCGCCGTAGACCCACGCGGGCATTTGAAAGGGTACCTGGTCCCAGCCATGGTGCAGCATCGTGGCGAAATGGGCGGCGCCCTCATTGTAGATGAAGTCTGCGCAAGCGTTCCACTGATTTTGTGTTGCCGTTGGCGGAAGCATCCGCGCGAGCGCCGGATCATAGATCGTGGCCATGTCCTGATCGAGAATGAAGTCGGCCTGTGCTTGCGTGATGCCGTTCGAAACGTCAATCCCATAAACGGTCTGCGATTTTTGCTCAACAGGTGTTAGATCGTGGCCATGGCCGATCTGCGGCCCGCGGTTATCGGGCCTCACGGTCAAGCATAGACCCTCGTTCTTTGCGATGAATACCTTGCCCGCATCAGATGTTTTCATGTTTTCCTTAAAAAGTCAGCTCAAATCTTTCAGGCTTGCCTTGCCGATAATGACCAGCACACAGAACCAGGCCGCCTTCGCCGCCGCAACCACTAACGCCGCTGGCTTGTTCACACCAGCGCCTGCTCGACGGCCGTCGCGATCTGCCGCTCAGCCATGCCAGTGCAGAACGGGGGAGCCGAAAGAACGGTGATGCTGAGAGTAGAACCGTCGTAAGTCCAGCTCACGGTCACGCCGCTCGTCTTCGCTGTGCCGGAGTTGCCGGAGATGGAAACGCCAGCCGCCGCGCATTGAGCTTCCATTGCGGCGTATTGTGCTGGCGTTACCTGCCATGTTTGAGCTTTGTTAGACATTGTTATCTCCGGTTGTTTGTTTCAATCCACGCCCCCCGCGTGGGGGGGGGGAGACCGTTTCAGAATAGCTGCTGCTGCTTCCGCTTGAGAAGCAGTGCGCGCCTAAGCTTGGCCGCCGCGCTGCTCTGAGCCGTACCAGTCGATGGACCGCCGAAATAGACCTGAAGCCCGGATTTGACGATCACGACGCCGGGGTTTTGCCACTCGCCATAGATCGCGTTCCACACGACGCTGCCGCTGGAATTGATCGCGACGTCAGCGCCCGCTCCCACAAAGCCCGTCAGAAACGTATTGCCCACCGCAGGGACGGTCGAGCCGGCGCCACCTCGAAGGTACACGCGGAACGAATCCGCGGGGATATTCGTCGACTTGAGAACCGATGCAACAAACTTGGTAGGGACATACTCGGCATAGCCGCCGTAGGTTGAGAAACCTGCCGTCCCGTAATTGCGCGCCAGCGCGCCCAGGTAGATCGAATTCACGTAACCATTGCTGTCGGCGGCCGAGTCTTTTACGTCGAAATTTGTAAACTCAGTTGAGCCGACGGTCCAGGTCCCGTGATAGTGAACTGCGTCAGCGGTGGATCCAACGCTCAGCGCGATGCCCGTCTGCGCCATCAGTGCACTGGCAACGACCAGCATTACGGTCAAGGTTGCAACTTTTAGAATCGAATTCATTGTGTTTCTCCTTGTGAAACAGGGTTGGGCGCCGTGGCGCGGGTTACTTGGTGGGTTCAGGCACCGGCGTAAAGTCGACATAAAAGACTCCGTCGATTGGGAGCTTCTTCACAGCATCGCGATTGGTAATCACCATAGAGATGTGGCCTTGTGGCGTCGCGGCGCTGTAACTGTTGTCTTCCGGCGTGTTGCTGTAGCGCGGTTCCATATCGATCTCGACACGGGTGCTTGTCGCGCTGTGATTGGTCACCTTTGTAACCGCGAATTTTCCTCTGACAGCGGACATAACGTTTCCCTTTCATTGTGCGCCGCGGCGCGAGTTATCGGATGAGCGCAAGATCAGCTTCGAGCTGCGCCAGATTAAGGCCTGTCGGATCTACGCCGCTCTTATCGAACCAATCGGGAGAGATGGCCGCGTAGATCTCGTCGAAATACGCAGAGAAGAACTCCCAGGTCATCTGATAGAGCGCTCCCCAACTGATCGCCACCGGCCCGGTTTCGTTGTAGCCGATCAGCACGACGCAGTGCCCGCCGTCGATGCTTGTGTCGTCTGTTACCGTCCACTCGGTCTGACCCATGGCGCTATTGGGGAAGTTAAGCCCTGTGTACAGCGGTCCAAAAAGTGCAATCGCTTGTTTCACTTCGTCCAGGTTGGCCGGGTTCACGGAGGCATACGCGGTCACCGGGTGGCCGTTGATTCCGTGCTGCTTCCAGAGATTCAGCACGTCCAGCAGCACACCACCCTGATCTGTGCTTGGATCGTCTGGATTATAGCCGTCGAATATCTCGTAATAATCCAGCGCGTCCGCATCGATGAATGTCAACGGGTGCCCGCTGTTCAGCCCCCAGGCTTCAATGGCGTGCAGTGCACCGGCGATCGTGCAGTCGCCCAGCGTGTCGTTCATCAGCATGCCCCAGGCGGTCTGTCCTTTCGTCCAGTCGCAGACGGCCGGCGCGGCGGGGAGGGCCGCAGTGAGGTACCGCGCCAGCCGCAATGTGCGAGAATCGGTTTTGACGGCCTTGCGGCCAAGTCTGAAAGCCATGAGGTGTGCCTCTTCACTTCTGCGCAAATGCGCGGGTTACCGTTTGTCGAAAAATCCAATCAAGAGCAGCAAAAATCCAATTCCAATAATCCAGCCGAAAATGTGATCGATGATGCTCATTATGTCAGTTGCAGTCATGGCTATTTGTCCATCCAGGTTACTTGCTTTGCGTTGGTGTGGCGCCAGGCGCGGGCCGGTAGAGCAGCTTCACGGCCAGTAAGCCTCCAGAGACAGCGGCAACAATCAGTTTGTGCAGCCCTTCCTTGCTGAAGTCAAGCTGACCGCTTGTCGCGGCGTCATACAGATAGTTGATGGCTGCGCCGCTCGCTCCGCCTTCAAACACCACAAAGTATGGGTTGCTGCGAACTGAGAGCCAAAGCTGCTTCCACATAGCCGTTCCTTTCTACTGCCGGTTTTCGAACGCTTCACCGGCGGCCTCGCTTACGCCTTCGAGAAGTTGATGCCACCACCCGCACTTGGGGCACTTGCCGACTCCCTCAATTGGCTCGGCGGGCGGTTCGGGGGTCGCCTTGGGGTCGCAGAGGATAGGCACTGGCGGATAGGGCGGCCCAATTGGAATCTTTGGTTTTACTGCATCTTCTCCCACGGCCTGCCTCCTTCTGTGCTGATTGCGTTTTGTTCCACTCTTCGCAAATATCCCAAAACTTCCTCGGGGAGAATGCGAGAATCCCCGTTGTTTGGAACAGGGTTGACTTTGTTAAAGAGCGGCGCGCCGTCACGCTTGCGCAGGTAGTCTTGCATTTCCTTGACTTCCGATTTTACCGTGATCAGATCGTCTTCGATCCTTTGTTCGTGCTGACCAGCGTAATAGAACCCGCCGAAGATCGTTATGCAGATTGGAATCCACGCCGGAATCCACTTGTGCCAAAAGTCCCGTACTTTCTCGGCCACCCTGCTAACCCTCGTACTCGGATTTTGCCCATGAGCCTGTGTGCTTCTCCGGTTCTGCCTTCGGTCCCTCAAGTTGCGCCGCTCTTCCATGCAAAGCCTCGTTTCACCAGGAGCCCGCTTTCTTACCGATGCGCGAAGAATGCAAAGTTGATGACTTCCAGTATCAGCCCAAAAACCGTGCAGATCACAACGCAGACCGCAAGCGAGTTGGACTTCGTCTTGTTGACCACCTCAAGAGCAGTATCGACCGCCTTCTGCGAGGCCTCGAATGCTGTGTCAACAGCCTTCTGTGAGGCTTCGAAGCGCTCCTCATACCGCTTGTCGCGCTCTCCCATGATGGCGATCAAGTGATCTTTCAAGGTTTCGACGGTCCAGCCTTCTTTTTCGTCGGCCATCGCATCACCTGCTTTGCTGCGCGGGAGCCATCTTTTCCTCAGAACGGCTCACCCCGCATATTCCCCTGGAGGTTGTGAGGGGAACGTCACTGTATCCCGTAGATGCTGATGGTGTTTCCAGCTTGAAAGTTATAGCCGCTTGCTGATGTAAACGTCAAACTTGTGACTGCGGCCGTGTTGTTCCAACTTCCTGAATACCCCTCGTTCAATATTCCAATCGCCTTATAAAGTGTCGTGTTGGCGTAAAATGCGATTTCTCCTGTAAATCCACAGGCGGCAGGGGCTGGCGTGCAATAGCCAACATGAATCGAAGTGGCTGAGGGGGTGTTCCCGTTACCGTATCCGTTGGAATAATCCCAGGAGTAATTACTGCCCGTGTCTCCATTGAATTGAACCTGAGCGTCCGCAGAACTCGAAGTGGAGCCTATCATATAAAATTTCAGAGCGTTGTACGTGCCAGGAATGGCGCTTATCGTAATGGTAGGTGTTGCCGTTCCAACCACACACACCCCGCTCGTCACCGTGCAGCCTGAGACGGTCACAGCTCCAGTGATGTTGGTCATTGCCCCAGAGCCACCGCCGCCGCTCGGCGCATTGCCGATGGTTGTCGTCTCCCAGTTCGTACCGTCGTAGGTCATCAGAACTTGCTTGTTGGCCGCAATGTCTCCCGCCGCCAGCGTGGTCGTGCTTTGCCACTTTGCCACACTCTTCGCGCCAAGTGAGTTCACGTTCAGTGTCAGGCCGGTCCCACTGTTGGCGGTGGTGGTGGTGTAGACAATGGCACTACCCGCTACTGGCGTAAAGCTGGGCGATGTGGTGCAACTCTGTGCCGTGCCGCTTCCAGATGTGTCCGAGCAGGTAGGGATCGAAGCCGATCCGGTGGCCGCAGGTGCCCACTTC